GTGGCGACATTAGTGAAAAAATTGAAAAACTGGTTGAGGAGGTTGAAGCAACCCCGATTCCAGAAGAAAGCATAGAAGCCAAAGCGCCAGTTAAAAAGAAAGCCAAGAAGAAGGCTGCTCCAAAAGCCAAGGCTGCAAAGAAATCCACATAGGAGGATCGAATGAATCCAATTAAACGTCAGACTTCGTTTCCACAACCTAAAGTTTCTGATAGCAAGGTCAGTATAAAAGACCAAGGCACAGTTAATTTTGCCAAGACAGAAGATGTTGCGACACCTGGTGACCCCAAGCCTTATGGCGCGGGTGAGATGCGTGGTGGCGGTGCAGCACTTCGAGGTAAGAAGTTCGCAGGAATCTTCTAGTAAATGTTTCAGGGTCAAACACTTCAGCCAGGAACTCTTACAGAAGATCAGATGAGGTTTACAGGTATAGCTAGAACTCAAGGCCCAGTTGGGCTGGGAAGAAATACTGGCCCTGAAATGTTTCGTGACCAACTAACGAATGAACTTGTAACTAAAGCGCAAGTTGATTCTTTTGGAGGAATGCAAACACTTTTAACTCCAAGTCAGAGATCAAGTGTTGCAGAAAGGAATCGAGCTGATCTTTTTGGTATGCAAGCAGCACAAGAAATAATGCCGCAACCGATCCGAGACAGAAGAGCAAGAATGGATATACATCTAGCCCCACCAACAAGGCCTAGCATGGAAAGCCCTTCTGGCTCTTTAGGTGGTCAGATTAGGCCCAACCCATATTCTGCTCCTTCTCAAATAGGTGGAGGATTTGGTGGACAGATGGGCGGTCAAGGCATGGGCCAAGGCATGGGTCAATTCATGCAGTTCATGCAAACTATGATGCAGATGTTCCAACAGATACAAGGCGGTGGTGGGCGAGGCATGGGTGGTGGCTTTGGAGGGCCATCTCCATTTATGCCACAACAGCAGCAGTTTGGGCAACGTATGGCACCAACAGCAAGGCTTATGACTCAAGGCCCAGCATCCATGATGCAGACGCGAAGAATGTCAAATCAATTTAATCCTAACAACGCCTTTGGTGGATATTAATAATGACTATTAGAATACCTGGATTAGAAGGCATTGATATTGATGAGATTCTTGGAAGAGTTCCTCAGTCTAGACCTCCGTTAAATAAAAAAAGACCAACACCTAGACCTCCGCTCAATAAGGCAAGGCCAAAGCCAAAACCATCTGGGTCTGTTCCCAATGAAGTTGAACTTTCTAAAGCATTAAAAGATTTTTCAAAGCAAGTTAAATCAAGGCCTTCTTCAGAAAGACCTCCGGTGTTGGGGTCAATACCAGGAACAGGCGAAATTGGAATAATTAATATACCTGGTGTCGGGCCGATTCAATTGCCAAAAGCTGTTGATCGCCCTACCAGTGTTGCAGATGGAGCGCCGCTTGATATTCGCATGCCTTTTGAAATTAAAAATCTTGAACTTCCAACGTCAGGAAACCGAGGAATAAACCCGCCTCTTGGAAAAAGAGCAGACGGTTCGACTATATATTTAATGGACGATGATGCATTTGATATCCTTGAGTCTAGAGAGATAGATGACCCATATGCAGGTTATAGAAACCGAGAAGACGATGATGATGAGGACACTCCTCCAGTAGATTTTCAATCACCTTCTGAGTATTTGTCTGAACAGGAAATGGAAAACATCACAACTCCAAATCCATCATTAACTGAAGAACAACTAAGGCAGTTGTACACTTCTGGCATGATGGATTATGACGATGATTATTTTACAGATACTGAAGGTATGTTTGGAGAAGCTGGGCAAAGGTATGGCCTTGGTGTTGATCAAGACAGAATTGATGAGATTGCAGGAGAAATTAATTTTAGTAGCAATCAACCTGATACAGAAGAAGAGTCTCCTGCACCAACTCCTGCACCAATAAAAGCTCCTCCTCCACCAGATCCTTTTAAAGATTACGTTCCGAGAAACATATTAGGCACATCATTTGATCCAAAAGATGTAAGCGCGCAACAGAAAATGGTTGCTGATGCTAGGGCTAGGCAGACTCCTGGTGCGAACATACAAGGTGGTGGGTATTTAACATATGACAATCCACTGCTTGGCAATAAACAAACACAGTTTGGTGGCTATGGACAACCAATGCCTACAGCGCCATTAATGAACTACGCTGGGCTGGCTTCGCCAACAACCTATTCAAAGCCACCGCCTGATCCAGATAAAGAAATCATTAGGTAAATGGATGCAGTTTCTTTAGCTTCTTACATTAATAAGAAGTTTAAACAATACGAAAGAGGGCATATGGAGTATCTTGCCTCTGGCGGCGTAAAGGATATGGAGGAATACAAATTCGTTATGGGTGAGTTATCGATGCTTCGCACCCTACGAGAAGACTTGAGAGAAGCATTGCATATTGAAGGAGATATCGATGAGTGAACCCCAAGTGGACACTATCGCAACACCGTCTATAGCAGACGCATATGTGAGCGAAGAAAACAGGGTCTTAGACCCAGCCGTGTTAGATAAATCATTAATTGAAAGAATGCCAGAACCCTCTGGGTGGAGACTCTTAGTCTTGCCTTACAAGGGTAAAGGAGTAACAGATGGCGGTATCCAGCTTCTTGAATCTACTGTAGATAAAGAGAATTTGGCTACATCTGTGTGTTTAGTCCTTAAGGTAGGCCCATTGGCTTATCAGGATGATTCCAAGTTTGGTGGCATTCCATGGTGCAAAGAGAAAGATTGGGTTCTTATTGGAAGATACTCAGGCGCTCGATTTGCTTTAGAAGATGATCATGAAGTTCGCATCATTAATGATGATGAGGTGATTGGTACGATTCTTGACCCCGATGATATTAAATCTGCATAGGTGAAAAAATGGCTGAAGAAACACTGACCGAAGCTTTATCAAAGCTAGATGACGATAACGTAGAAAAAGCTGCGCTTCCACAAGATAGAAGAGTTGAGGAAGACGTTCAGGAAGAATCAACTTTTGTTGAGCTTTCTGAAGAAGAAGCTGATTCTATTTCTCCGATTACTAATGATTCTGTTAAAGAAGACTTTGAGACTCCAGCCGAAGAAGAGGCTGGTGGAGAAGAGATTTCTGATACTGAAAAACGTACTAGGGGCGCTCAAAAAAGAATTAATAAAGCGGTAGCTCAAGCTAAAGAGTATCAGCGTAGAGAGTTGCAGGCTTTGCAGTACGCAAAAGAACTGCAAGATAAAAACAATCAACTTTCTGGACAGCTGCTCCAATCTCAAACTCAATCAACTGAACAGAACATGAAGCTTCAGGAAGGTTATAAAGATGAGTTTGAGAACAGAGTTGAGACTCAAGCTAATGCTGCCAAGAAAGCATTAAAGACTGCTTATGAATCTGGCGATGCCGATACCATGGCTGAAGCACAACAGATGTTGGCCCAGGCTGAAGCGGATCGGAGTGCATTGAATCGATACAAGCAAGAGTATGATGACTACAAAGTCCAGTACAAAAACTGGTCAGAAGAGCAACAAGCTCAAAGAGAATATGAGTTATCAGCCCCTCAACAACAAGTTCAACAAGAGCCTGTGTACCAAGAGCCTTCTCTTAAATCTCAAGAGTGGGCAGAGGAAAACGAATGGTTCGGAACAGACAAAGTTATGACTAATGTTGCATTTGCAATTCATGAGGATTTAGTATCTAAGGGAATTGACTCTGAATCTGATGAATACTATAGTCAAATCGATAACCTTATGAGGCAGGAATTGCCGCATAAGTTTGCTAACGCAGGAAACAGCCAGCCCGTCCAGACGGTGGTTTCCGGTACGCGCACGACAGGAACTGGACGCAATCAAAATAATCGTAGGATTGAGTTGAGTCCGAGCGAACAGCAATTAGCTAGAAAGCTTGGAGTACCATTCAAGGAATACGCAAAACAGAAAATGAGGTTACAAAGATCATGAGCGAAGAAACAAGTAAGGGTTCAAACAGAACATCAAGAGATGCTTCTTCACGGTCTACTAAGGCTGCAAGAAAACCATGGTCACCGCCTCAAGTGCTGGAAACTCCCGATGCTCCTCCTGGGATGAAATACAGGTGGATAAGGACTCACATCAGAGGAGAGGATGACAAGACCAATGTCCACATGCGCCTTCGAGAAGGATTTGAGCCGGTGAAGCCTGAAGAAGTTCAAGGCTATGACCTGCCAACCATCGATGATGGCAAGCATGCAGGAACAGTTGGTGTTGGTGGTTTGATCCTTTGTAAGATCCCATTGGAAACGGCAGATGAGAGGAACGCTCATTTTGAACGTCAAACAGAACAACAGATGCATGCTGTTGATAATGATTTGATGAGAGAAGAAAACCCTGCAATGCCTATCTCTAGGGATAGAAAAACGCAGGTTTCTTTTGGTAGAGGCAACAAATAGTAGCCTTATTTTGATTGTGTTTTAAAAGGAGATACGAACATGGCGAATCAAGACGCTGCGTTTGGCATGCGTCCAGCCAGAATGATAGGGGGAGCACCCTACACTGGAGGACAAAGCCGATATCGCATAGCGAACGCTTACAATACAAACATATTCCAAGGGGATATGGTTGCGCAGGTTACCGGCGGTGGCATAGCGGTTCACGCTGATGCAGGTACTGTGCCTATCGTTGGAGTTTTCAACGGATGCACATACACTGACCCAACAACCAGCAAGCAGGTTTTTAGTAATTACTACCCAGCAGATACTGCGGCAGCTGACATTATGGCCTTTGTCATTGACGATCCTATGGTTGTCTTTGAGATTCAAGCCAATGCTGCTTTCCCAGTAGCTGACTTGTTTGGAAACTTTGACATTGTTTATACGTCAGCTGGAAGTACGGTTACAGGAATCTCAGGCGCTGAACTGCAAGTAACCGATGGTGGAACAGCCACCACGCTTTCAGTTAAGGCAATAGATATTTCTACTGACCCTGAAAACTCAGACGTAGCGACAGCAAACACTAACGTGCTTGTTGTTATCCAAAACCACATATTCGGCGTGAAAGGCGCTGGACTAGCATAGGAGGCTAACTAATGGCTATTTCAAGAGCACAATTAGCCAAAGAGCTAGAGCCTGGACTCAACGCTTTATTTGGCATGGAATACGCTCGTTATGAAAACGAGCATGCCGAGATCTTTGAAACCGAATCTTCAGACCGAGCGTTTGAAGAAGAGGTCTTGATCGTAGGCTTTGGTAATGCAACCGTTAAAACAGAAGGTCAGGGTGTTGAGTATGATCAAGCCTCTGAAGGTTTTACGGCGCGTTACACGCATGAAACTGTTGCGCTAGGTTTTGCGTTAACTGAAGAAGCTGTAGAAGATAATTTGTATGACCGCCTTGGCGCTCGTTATACAAAGGCTCTTGCTCGCAGCATGGCCCACACCAAGCAGGTTAAAGCTGCTAACGTATTAAACAATGCGTTTAGCTCTAGCTTTACTGGCGGTGACGGCGTTTCTTTGATTAACACTGCGCACACGCTTGCTGGCGGTGGCACATTTGCTAACCGTGCAACGACGATGGCTGACTTAAATGAGACATCGTTGGAAAATGCATTGATTAGCATTAGCACTTTTGTTGATGACAGAAACATGATCTTGGCCCTTCAGGGAACCAAGCTGATTGTTCCTCCTCAACTTCAGTTCATTGCTGATCGTCTGCTAGAAACCCCTGGGCGGGTTAGTACTTCGGATAACGACATCAATGCAATCAGGAACATGGGACTGTTACCGCAAGGTTACTCAGTCAACCATTTCTTGACTGACACTGATGCGTTCTTCCTGTTGACTGACGTTCCAGATGGGTTCAAGCATTTTGAAAGAACCCCGATTTCAACTTCTATGGAAGGTGACTTCGACACAGGAAACGTGAGATACAAAGCTAGAGAGAGATACTCTTTCGGCTTCAGTAACCCACGCTGCGTGTTTGGTTCTCAAGGAGCGTAATTGTTTCACATGAAACATAAAGGAGGGGGTACTTGTTACCCCCTTTTTTTTGCTATAAGATCAAGCTTGCCCTGACAGTTACAACCCCGTAGCTGACAATAGCCAAGACAGGAGACAAACATGGCTAATTCAACTTTCACTGGACCAATTCGTTCAGAGTCAACCCTAAAAACCATTAGTAAAAACTCAACAACTGGAACGATAACTGAAATTGTTACGCTTGGTGACGGACCCGTTAGCCTTTCTGATGGTAACGTAACTCTTACTAATGCAACGCATAGTGGTCGAATCTTGCTTGTGCCAGATGGTGGCCAAGACAATACTTACACATTACCAGCGCCTATTGCAGGATCTGTGTTTAGGTTCGTTTATGCTGGCGGTGCTGCTGATGCTACTGACGCTATCATCATTACACCAGGAAACAGCAATTTTTATATTGGTGGTGTTACATTTTTGGACACAGATGGCAATGAAGTTAGCTCAGTCTTTTCTGATGGCAACTCAAACAGCAGCATTCAATTGAATGTGCCTGCTGGATTTGATGTAAGCATTGTTGGTTTAAATACTACCAATTACCAAATCCTTGGAAATGTTACGAGTACCACTGCTCCTGCATTTGCTGATCAGTAACAGGAGGCACTTATGGCTGATACAGTAACTTCTCAAACCATCCAAGATGGAGAGAGAAAAGCCGTATTAAAATTTACGAACATCAGTGATGGAACAGGTGAGTCGGCAGTTACCAAGATAGACGTAAGTGCGCTTGCAAAAAACAGTGCGGGTTCTTCCTGCACTGAAGTTGCTATATCAAAGATTTGGTGGCAGTGCGTTGGCATGGGCGTTGAGCTCTTGAATGATGCAACCTCAGATACTTTGATAATCTCGCTTTCTCCAGACTCAAATGGTATGCATGATTACTCTTCGTTTTCTGGTATACCAAATGATGCTGGTTCCGGCAAAACAGGCGATGTGCAATTCACCACCATTGGAGCGAGTAACACTGATACCTATACCGTCATCCTTGAGGTGTTGAAGAGTTATTAATGGCTACTTCTGGAAGTAGAGATTTTGAACCAGATGTTGCGGAATATATTGAAGAAGCATTTGAACGATGTGGTCTTGAATACCGCACTGGATATGATGGCGTAACTGCTAGGAGATCTCTTAATCTTTTGTTTGCTGACTGGGCTAATAGAGGATTAAACCAGTGGACCATCTCTAATACAGCAACAACTTTGTCTAAATCAGATCAGCATATTGATCTGTCAACGTCAACGATCGATGTATTAGATGTCCTGGTAAGAAGGACTGATGGTGGACAAACTACTGATATACAAATGAACCAGGTTGGTCGATCGGAGTATTGGAATATTCCAAGTAAAGATACTGAAGCCAGACCAACCCAATGGTTCCTTGATAAACAAATAACGCCTAGACTTTACATCTGGCCAGCTTCTGAAAATTCGACAGATCAATTAATCATTAATCGTCTTGTCAGAATTGAAGACGGAGATGCTGGTGTAAATACTTTAGATATGCCGTTTCGTTTCTACCCTTGCTTGGCTGCTGGACTTTCTTATTACATTGCGTTAAAGAAAGCTCCAGATAGAGTCACTATGCTTAAAGGTTTTTATGAAGAAGAATTTGCTAGAGCCGCAGATCAGGACCAAAGCAGAGCATCACTTACAATCTCGCCTGGTCTTAGATCTAGGATAGCATAATGGCTTATGCTTCAGGCAAACACTCGCTTGCCATATGTGATCGATGCGGGTTTAGATATAAATACACTGCATTAAAAAAAGAATGGACTGGGTTTTTTGTTTGTTCTGAGTGTTATGAACCTAAAGCACCGCAGCTTGAACCCGTTCCTCATGTTGCTGATGCTGAAGCATTAAGAAACCCAAGACCTTCTGCTAATTTTACAGCAGGGACTGGAGTGGTAAGAACAATAGATCCCAATGCAATGATTACATCAACTGGTGATTCGATTGGGTCTGAGTTTGTTGGTATAAAAGGGACTGGTGAAATTGGTACAGTAACAGTGGTGACTACATGAGTTTTACTTACGCAACGCTTAAAACAGCAATTCAAAATTATTGTGAAACAAGCGAGACTACTTTTGATAATAACCTATCGGTCTTTATCAAAGAGTCTGAAGAACGCATTTTAAAGAATGTTGAAATGCCAGTATTCAGAAAAAATGTTACAGGAAATGCAACAGCAAGTAACACTTATCTATCTATGCCAAGTGATTTTCTAGCGCCTTACAGCCTGGCTGTAATCTCTAGCAATATTTATTCTTATCTTTTATTAAAACATGTTTCTTTTATTAGAGATTACACGCCCAATGCAGCAACAACTGGATTGCCTAAATATTACGCATTGTTTGATGACACAACATTTTTGTTAGCCCCTACTCCAGATTCAGGATATAGCTTTGAACTTCATTACAAGTATCGTCCAGCATCTTTAACAGCAGGTGCAGATAGTGGCACTACCTGGCTTTCTACTAACGCACCAGATGCGTTGCTGTATGGATCATTAGTAGAAGCTGCTACCTTTCTTAAAACTCCTGAAGAAGTAGTAGGATATGAGCAAAGGTTTAAAGAGGCTCTTGGCGCATTAACCCGGTTTGGCGAAGGTTATGGTGTAAGAGATGAGTATCGACATGATATTAGAGGTGCTGTTCAATAATGTTTAAAATGGCTGTTGAATCTAACATAGGAGATGTTGTCGTAAAAACAACTAAAAACAGAGGACTAGCTCCAGAAGAGC